CGGTTCGCGCTGCGGTTGCTGGACGAGTGGGTGAACGATCAGTGTGTCGAGTGCGAGGGGCGCGGCGTCGTGCGTCGTGCGCGGCCCGTCACGACGTCAACGCACGCGTGTGATGAATGCGGGGGCAGCGGGAAGATGTGTGTATCGGAGGAACGTATCCCGTTCTTCGAAGGGCGTAACGGGCCGCTGGTCTTTCGGGAATACGAACCATGCGACGACTGCGGTGGGATCGGGCGGATCGCCGCGTCGCCGGTTTCGGATGCGAAGGGCCGGCACATTTGCCCAGACTGCTCCGGTTCCGGTAAGCGGCAGGTCGACGACGCTGGCCGGGCGCACGCGCTCGGCGTATCGCTCGATGAGTATCGGCGGAACTGGTCGTGGCGCTTTCACGACATGCTCTCGCTGTTGGATACGGTAGATGGATCGGTGTACGACACATTGCGTCGGCAATTGCGAGGATGAAACGTGTTCCATTTCAAGAGCGGATCGCTTACACTCTGCACATCCTTTACCGCGTCACTGGATACGTGAGCGACCGCACACTCGTGTCGCAACAATCGCCCGACAGGCGTACTGAATCGCGGGAGCGCCGCGACCAACAACGATAACTGTCTGTCGGGATCTGTTGGGAGGGCGTTCGCCCTTACGAAATGAATATCGAAGCCCTGAGTGCGCAAGCCCTCAGGGCTTTTTGCATTGGGGCGCTGAAATGCGAATCGAGTCGACGAGCGCCGGGCCGAGCGAGGTCTGGTCGACGTGGGATGAAGATCGAAGCATGGGGCGCGTTACCGCGCGGTGCTTCGTGTTTGACGACGCGATGGACCGTGTCGTGTGGGCGATGGACCGCGCGGGCGACGGCACGACTGCCGATATCGCGATCGACGCGGGGCCGCCTATTTTCTGAGCAGGCGGGGACCCTCTGGGCATCGCCATACGCGGGGGCTCGCACCCGCGCTTTTTCTCTACTGGCGAGTCTCCATAGGGGGTCATATTCATGCCGACTCAACAGCAGATCGCCGAGCATCTCGACCTTGATCAGTCGGCCGTTTCGCGGTTCGTCGACAAGGTCCGGCTCGACTACAAGGCGGTGTCGATGGACGAGGTCCGCGTCGCGTACATCCGGCACCTGCGCGAGATGGCCGCCGGCCGATCCAGCGAGACCGGCATCGATCTCGTCGCCGAACGCGCGATGACTGAGCGCGTGGACAGACAGCTCAAGCTGTTGACGCTGGCCGAGAAGCAAGGTCAGCTCGTCAACGTCGCGCAGCTGGAGCAGGCGTACGGCCTGATGGTCGGCGCATTTCAAACGGAATTGCTGGCGCTGCCCGACAAGCTGGCGCCTGAGCTGTACGCGCTATACGGCGTCGAGGTCGACGTCGAATGGTTGAACGAGCATATCTATGGATGCCTTGAGCAGCTTTCTGAATACGACCCAGACAGTCCACGCAGTGATTCGCCGGATCGCGAAGCTGCTGCGTCCGCCGGAGCGGATTGGGACGACGGATTGGTCGCGCAAGCACCGGCGGTTGAGCGCGAAGGCGTCGGCTAGGCCGGGCCGCTATAACCCGAATATCACGCCGTGGGTGTTCGGCATGCACGAAGCGCTGGATGATCCGACCGTGCAGAAGGTGGTGTGCCTGAAATCGGCTCAGGTCGCGTGGACGGACGGCGTGCTGCTGAACTACATCGGCAAGCGGATCGATGTCGATCCGTGCCCGATGATCGTCATGTTCCCGAAAGAGAAGACGGCGAAGAAGTTCAACCTCGAAAAATTCGAGCCGATGGTCGAAGTGACACCTCGCTTGTCGGCAAAGTTGCCGGTCCACTCGGCCCGCGACAAAAACAACTTGTGGGATCACAAGACGTTCGCGCGCGGCTTCCTGAAGTTCATTACATCGAACGCGCCGGACGAGGTCAAGTCGACGCCGGCCCCGGTTGTCGCGGTCGAGGAGCCGGACGACGCGAACACCAATGTGCGCGAACAGGGCGACTCGATCACGCTGCTGGAGGAGCGCAACAAGAGCTATTCGGACCGGCGACGCAAGATGATCTTGGGCGGTACGCCGACTGTCGACGGCCTGTCGCGCATCCAGCAGGCGTACGCGGCTTCCGATCAACGCGTCTATCTGGTTCCGTGCCCGGATTGTGGTGAGGAGCATGAGCTGGCGTGGGAAAACGTGACCTGGAGTGACGACGCCGAGGTCGCGCATGAGGTCTATGGCCGAGCGCGACCGGAGACGGCCCGCTACACCTGTCCTCATTGCGGCACGTTGTGGGACGACGCGATGCGCATTCGCGCTGTCCGTCGTGGGCGATGGGTCGCGACGGCACCGTTTCACGGCGTGGCCGGTTTTCGCATCAACGAGCTGGTATCGCCTTTCCCCGGATCAAACATGGCCGAACTAGTGAAGAAGTGGCTGACAGCCGACAAGGCGCTGCGCGAGGGCGACGATACGAAGATGCGATCGTTCGTGAATAACTCGCAGGGGCGGGCGTACAAGTACAAGAGCGAGCTGCCCGAGCTGGACGTGCTCGCCGAGCGGGCGCTGTCGTATGCGGCGCTGTCGGTGCCGGCCGGCGGTCTGCTGTTGACGCTCGGCGTCGACGTACAGCACGACCGTCTCGCAATCGTTCTGCGCGCATGGGGACGCGGCGAGGAGAGCTGGCTCGTCGTGTGGGGCGAGATTCACGGCAACGTGCTCGAACAGCAGCAGGATCCGATGACGGGCGGGGTCTGGGGTGCTTTGACGATGCTGCTGACGCACGCATACCGGCATGAGAACGGCTGGCTGCTGCGCGTACGCGCGACGTCGATTGACTCGTCGGATGGCTCGACGTCGGACGCGGTATACAAGTATGTGCGTGCGGCGCAGCTGGCCGGTCATAACGTCATGGCCGTCAAGGGCAGCAGCAATGCCGATGCGGAGATCTTCAGCGTGCCGAAGGCATCGATCGACTCGACGCGGAACAACAGCAAGGCGGCGAAGTACGGCCTGCGTCCGTACATGGTTGGCGTGAGTCGGGCGAAGGATCTGATCCTCGAAAACCGCATGAAGCTCGAAGGCGACGGACCAGGCCGCATGCACTGGTATCGCGGCGTGCGCAGCGACTACCTGTCGCAGCTCACGGCCGAGGTCAAGGTGCCCGGGCCGCGTGGTGGCAAGCGCGTGTGGCAGAAGAAGGCCGGCGCGAGAAACGAGGCGCTGGACTGCGAGGGATATGCGATGCACGCGGCCCGCAGCGTCAAGGTGCATTTGATGAAGGAGGAGCACTGGCAGGTCGAGCAGCACCGCGCTTCGCAGGTCTCGCTGTTCGATGCGGTGCCGGTGCTGGAAGAACTGCCTTCAGGGATGCCTGTCGCGGTGGTACCCGACCCGCCGGATGAACCGGAAGTAACAGAGGCTCCGCGGCCGTCGCCGCAGGTAGCAAAACCCGCCGAAACCCCGCCACCGAGCGGGGTTTCGCGCATTCAGGGGCGTCGCGTTGGCCGATCGACGTACCTGTCGCGGCGCTAGGAGAAGTTCATGGGATACACAAGGCAGGATCTGGAGCGCATCCAGTCCGCGATCGCGAAAGGCGAGTTGGAGGTGCAGTACGCCGACCGGCGTGTGAAGTATCGCTCGATCGCTGAGCTGCGCGAGGCGCGCACCGAGATCATTCGAGACCTGAACGGTGCGGCCGGACGTTCGTCGATCGTCCGGATTCGCCACGCGGGCAAGGGGATGCGATGAAACGAGGTTATCCGTCACTCGCGCAGCGCGGATTCGTGGTGCCGACGCGGCTGAAGGCGGCGGCCTATGAATCCGCGAGCACGGCCGGGGCGCGCGCGAAGTCGTGGCGAGTATCGAGCGCTGGACCGAATGCGGCGGCGGTGCAAAACCTTCCGTTAATGCGGTCTCGCGCCCGTGACGCGATCCGAAATGAGGCATGGGCAAAGGCGGTCATCGAACGGCTTGTGTCGAACACGATCGGCACCGGCATTCAGGCGCATCCGCAGCATCCAAATGACTTGGTGCGCAAGACGCAAAAGCAACTTTGGGAGGATAGCGTGCAGGAGATCGACGCTGATGGTCAGTCTGACATCGCTGGAGTGCAGACGCTGGCTGCGCGGGCGTTTTTCAGCGACGGCGAGGTGCTGGTCCGTCGCCGATTGCGCAGTCCGCGCGATGGCATGACGGTCCCGATGCAGATCCAGCTTCTCGAAGGCGATCTGTTGCCGATGGAGAAGAACGAGATCGTTCCGGGCGGGGAGATCGTCAACGGCGTCGAATTCGATGCAGACGGTCGGCGGGTTGCGTATCACCTGCTGAAGCGTCATCCCGGCGAGTACGGGCGTGCGTCGATGACCAGCACGCAGACCGTTCGCGTACCGGCCGACGAGATCGCGCACGTCTTTCACGCACTTCGGCCCGGCCAGGTGCGCGGTGTGCCGGTGCTGTCGACCGTGCTGCTGCGGCTCAAATCGCTGGACAACTTCGACGACGCGGTGCTGTTTCGGCAGGAGGTCAGCAACCTCTTTGCCGGATTCATCACGAAGCCGCCGACCGAACCCGGAATGATGGGAGATCCCGTGACGGGCGGCGCAGTGGAGTACGACGTCGACGGCTTCTCGCCGGTCGTATCGCTTGAACCGGGAAGCATGCAGGAGCTTGCTCCGGGCGAGGACGTCAAGTTCGCTGCGCCGCCCGGTGCGGGAACCGACTACGGCCCGTTCATGCGCCAGCAACTGATGGCGGCTGCGGCGTCGGTCGGCATGCCGTACGAAGTCATGACGGGGGATCTGCGCGACGTGAGCGATCGCGTGCTGCGCGTGATCCTGAATGAGTTCCGCCGATCGGTCGAACAGATCCAGTGGAACGTGTTCATTCACCAGTTCTGCCGGAAGGTGTGGCGCTGGTGGGTCGACGCGTGTGCGCTTTCGGGCGCGATGCCGATGCCGGACTACTACCGGAGCCGGCGCGAATATTTGCGCGTGCGATGGGTGCCGCAGGGCTGGCCGTATATCCATCCGGTGCAGGACGTTACGGCGAAGCGGATGGAAATCCGGTCTGGGTTGGCAAGCCGGTCCGGTGCGGTGCTCGCGCGCGGGGATGATCCGGAGCAGGTCGACCGCGAGAACGCGGACGATCTCGCGCGGGAGCGCCAGCTCGGGATTCGATATGACACGCTCGATCCGGTCGACGGCGCGGGCGATGCCTTTAAAGGGGATGGCGAATGAAGGGTAAGAAACGTTGGTGGGACATCCGCGCGCAAGCGAGTGCGGACGGTGGGAGGGTCGCCGAGATCCGGATCTACGGTGATATCGGGTTCTGGGGTACGGACGCGGATCTGTTCGCATCGAAGCTCGACGAGGTGGCGGCGACGGCAACGTCGATCGTTGTTGCGATCAACTCGATGGGCGGTGACGTGTTCGACGCGTTCACGATCTACAACGCGCTGCGGCGGCATGCCGGGAAGGTGACGGGGCGCGTCGACGGTGTTGCTGCGTCGGCCGCGTCGCTGATTTTGATGGCTTGCGACACGATCGTGATGCCGGCGAACGCCATGCTGATGATCCATAACCCGCATACGGTCGCGGCCGGCGAGGCCGAAGACTTCCGTCGTCTCGCGGATCTGCTCGACAGCACGGGGGCGAACATCCTCGCGGCGTACGTCCAGCGTAGCGGTCTGTCGGAAGACGATGTGCGCGCAATGATGAACGCGGAGACCTGGCTGACGGCATCGCAGGCGAAAGAGCAGGGGTTCTGCGACTCGATCGAAGAGCCGATCAGCATCGCCGCATACGCGGGCGCTGCGCGGCTCGCTGCGCGCTTCTCGGCGGTCCCGGCAGAGATTCGCGCGGTGCTGGAGAACGACGGCGAGCCGCCTCCGAATCCGCCGGCCGATCCTGCGCCGCCGCCGCCGCCGCCGTCGGCGAAGCCGGACGTTACGGCGCTCGCTTCGCACGTGTATGCCACATGCCGCGACGCGCGGATCGAGCACTGCGCGGAGGGCATCGTGCTGGCGACGGGCCTGCGCGATCGCGCGACGGTCGACGCTGCGATCCGAAGCGCGCAGGACATCGCAGGCATCTGTCTGGCCGCGAGCCTGACCGAGCTGACGGCCGGCTTCGTCGCGGATGGCTTGACGCCCGACCAGGTCCGTGCGCGGCTGTTCGAGCGCGTGACGGCTTCGCAGTCGAGCATCACCAACCGCCCGGCACCGGGGGCATCCAACACGCCGCAGGTCGACGCGCGTGCGCCGCGTGCGGCATCCATTTATGCGGCTCGCAAGAGCGGCAAGTAACTTTGACGTAACCCGAGGAGGGGAACCACATGTCGAACGTGAAGCAACAGGGCGTGTTGCCGGCTGAATTTCTTGTGTCGGAGGGCAACGGGCAGATCTCGCGCGAGCGCATCGTCGTCAAAGCCGGCCCGGCGCTGCCGGCCGGCCAGGTGCTCGGCGTGACCGGCACCGGTGAATATGCGCCGTACCTGAACACGGCGAACGACGGCTCGGAAGTCGCAGCGGCCATCCTGTACGCGCCGCTGGCGGCGTCCGATGCGCCGCGTCCGGCGACGGGCATCGTGCGGCTCGCCGAGGCGGTCGGCGGCCTGCTCACCGGTCTGGACGCTGCCGGCCGTACCGATCTCGCCGAGCGCCACGTCATCATCCGCTGATCGCGGTTCACGCCCCTGAAGGCCACGCAATGCGCGTGGCCTTTTTTGTATCCATTCTTCAAGTTGGAGGTTGTATGGCGGACATCGCCCTGTTTCAAGACGATGCATTCTCGCTGTCGTCCCTGAGTGCTGCGATCAACGAGCAGCCGCACGTTCCCGGACGGATTGGCACGCTCGGGCTGTTCGAAGAGGACGGCATCACGACGACGACAATCCAGATCGAGCGCGACGGCGACACGCTCGCGCTCGTCGCGGCCGGCGAGCGCGGTTCGCCGGCCGCCGTTGTGGGCGGCGGCAAGCGCAGCATGATCCCGTTCAATACCGTGCACCTGCCGCAACGTGCGGTGATCAAGGCGGACGAGATCCAGAATCTCCGGGCGTTCGGTTCGGAAACCGAGCTGGAAGCGATGCAGACCGTGGTGAATCGCCGGCTCGGGAAGATGCGGCGTCAGCTCGACGCGACGCACGAATTCCACCGCGTCGGTGCGATCAAGGGAGCAGTGCTGGACGCAGACGGCAAGTCGGTGCTGATCGACCTGCTGAAGTACTTCGGCATCAAGCAGACGGTGGTCGCGTTCGAGCTGGACAGCGCGACGACCGAGATCCGGCAGAAATGTCAGGAGGTTCAGGACGCGATCGAAGATGCGCTCGGTGCGACGACGTACACGGGTGTGCGCGTGCTCTGCGGTCGCAACTTCTGGAACAAGCTGATTGTGATGCGGACCGTGAAGGAAACCTACCTCGCCACTGCGATGGCCGCATCGCTGCGCGGCGACACGCGCGACGCGTTCGACATCGGCGGCTGCACGTTCGAGCGCTATCGTGGCCGTGTTGGTGACATCGGGTACGTCCCGGACGACGAGGCGTATGCGGTGCCCGAAGGCGTGCCGGATCTGTTCATCACGCGCTTCGCGCCGGCCGACTACGTAGAGGCGGTCAACACGACCGGTCTGCCGTACTACGCGAAGCAGGAGCTGATGGACTTCGGCAAGGGCGTCGAGATCGAGGCGCAGTCGAACCCGATCCACCTGTGCACGCGCCCCAAGGCGATCGTCAAGCTGAAGGCGTGACATGGCGTTCCGGGATCTGATCGCGGATGTCGACTCGGCCGTGCTGCGTGATCTCGGCGACGCGGACATCACGATCGACGGCCAGCCCGTCGATGGTCTGTTCAGGTCGCCGTGGCTCGGACCGGATCTCGGCAGCCAGCGTACGCAGCTGGTCGCGCCCGTGTTTCATCTGCGGGATCGTGACGCCGTCAACGTCCGGCAAGGCAGCGTCCTGGTCGCGGAAGGCGTTCGGTATCGCGTGCTTGAGGCGCATCCGGACGGCACGGGCTGGACGGTCCTTACTCTTCAGTAGCGCATATGGACGACCTGAAAGTCGAGATCAACATCAACGAGGTGACGGCCGCTTTGCACGGGCTGTCCCCAAACGCGATGCGGGCCGCGTGGCGACGCACGTTGCGCAAGACGGCAGCGTGGATCAAGAGCCAGACCGCGAAGGAAGT